GGACAAGTAGTAGAGATATTACATGAAGAAATAGAATATGACAATATCTTTAGTACGGTGACAGAAAAATCTAGACAGTATGTATCGCCAGGTTTTGGTAAGTCTACAAGGCTTGGCGTGAATACATCTAAACAGGTAAAGAGACAAGGTTGTTTCAACTTCAAGTCTCTTATGGAAGAAAAGAAACTCTTAGTTTTTGATGCTGATATTATCAGTGAAATATCTACATTTGTTGAAAAGGGAAATACTTATCAAGCAGATGAAGGTTATAACGATGACTGTGTTATGTGTATGGTTCTTTTCGGTTGGTTATCTACTATGCCTTTCTTCAAAGAACTAGTAGATGTTAATACCAGAGAAGGGCTTTACAAGCAGGAAATGCAGAGTATTACGCAGAATCTTACTCCTTTTGTAATGAGAAAGAGCAATGAAGAGCCTGAAGCATGGGTAGCAGGTGGAGATTACTGGTTAATGGATGATGAGTATAGCAAAAGATTGAAAGAGTCTAAGTTCAAATATTAAAAGTTATAAATAATCTAAGAAAACAAGAACAATATTGTTGTCTGATTTTTTAAACGAGGAGAATAAATATGGCTTTTCAGCTATCACCTGGAGTCCAGGTAACAGAGAGAGACCTCACTTCAGTAGTTCCTGCCGTCGGCACCTCAATTGGTGGAACAGCAGGAGTATTTCAGTGGGGCCCAGCCGAGGAAATTACTACTATTAGTTCTGAAAACGAACTAGTATCCAGATTCGGTAAACCATCTACTACCAATACTGATTATAGAACGTGGCTGGCAGCAGCTTCATTCTTGGCGTATACTGGTACTTTAAAAGTAGTAAGAGCAATCAATACAGCAGCTAGAAATTCGACTGCTGGTGTTGACGGTGCTGCTGCTACTGGCGCACTTATCAAGAATAGGACCGATCAAGATCAAAACTTTAATAGTGGAGGTCAAGCTGACGGTATGTGGGCTGCTAAGTGGGCAGGTTCTATTGGAGACTCATTAAAAGTTTCCTTTGCAGATTCATCTGACTATGCGGCTTGGGCATATAAAGCACAATTCGACTATGCTCCAACTGCGACTTCTTACGCATCAGCAGCTGGCGCATCAGTAGACGAAATGCATATCATCGTAATTGATGAAGACGGAAAATTTACTGGAGTTCCGGGAACAATTCTAGAAAAGTTTGCTGGCGTTTCTAAAGCATCTGATGCTAAAGATTCAGTTGGTCGTACAAATTTCTATAAGAATGTAATTAATCAAAGATCTCAATACATTTGGTGGACAGATCATCCAGCTCTTACAAACAACTGGGGCTCTTTAGCTTCAGGCGTAACATTTGACAGCAATCATACTGCTGCTGAGTCAACCGTTTCCTTATCGGGCGGGGTAGACGGTACTATCAGTGATGCTGATAGACAAGCTGCATTTGATTTGTTTGCAAACGATGAGCTTGTTGATGTCAATCTTATCTTTGTAGGCGATGCGTCTGTTGTAGTTGGTAATTATGTTATCAATTTAGTCTCGGGTGATGGTGGTCGCAAAGATTGTATGGTATTCGTTTCACCACAACCCGGCTCAGTGATTGATAATTCTGGTCAGGAAGCAAACGATATTATTACTGATCTGTCTGGTTATTCTAACAGAAGTTCTTTTGCAGTAATGGATTCAGGATACAAGTACATGTATAACAGATATACGGATCAGTTCGTATTCGTTCCTTGTAACGGCGATACTGCTGGTCTTTGTGCTAATACTGATACTGTTGCTGATCCTTGGTTCTCTCCTGCAGGTTTGAATCGTGGTGCAATCAAGAATGCAGTAAGACTTGCTTACTCACCAAACAAATCTGATCGTGATACACTTTATAAAGCTGGCGTCAACCCAATTGTTGGCTTCCCTGGTTCAGGTATCGTATTGTATGGTGACAAGACTCTTCTTGAGAAGCCAAGCGCATTCGATAGAATTAATGTTCGCAGATTGTTTATTGTTCTTGAAAAAGCTATTGCAACCGCAGCTAAGTTCCAACTCTTTGAGTTCAACGATGCGTTTACTAGAGCACAATTTAAGAACTTGGTTGAGCCATTCTTGCGTGATGTTCAAGGCCGCAGAGGCATCTACGACTTCCGTGTTGTTTGTGATGGTACAAATAATGACTCACAGGTGGTAGATAGCAACCAGTTTGTAGCTGATATCTTCATTCAACCAGCAAAGTCAATTAACTTCATTCAACTCAATTTCATCGCTACTAGAACTGGTGTTGCTTTTGAAGAAGTTGGCGCTTAGGCTTATAAATAAAAGAAAACAGGAGAATTAAATGAACATTACAGAGTTTAAAGCTCGACTAGGCGCCGGAGGAGCAAGACCTAATCAGTTTAGAGTCTTGCTAGGCTTCCCGAGTTACATAACAGGCGTGGATGTTTCGAACAGTATTTTGGTGACCGGAGCAGCAGTTCCGGCATCAACTGTTAATCCAGCTATCATTCAGTACAGAGGTCGTGAAGTCAAGTTAGCAGGCGAAAGGATTTTTGATCCTTGGACAGTCACTATTGTCAACGACAGTCAGCAGTCACTCCGTCGTCCATTCGAGCAATGGATGGAAGGCATGAATTCAACTGCTGAAAATACTGGCATTTTGAACCCTGCTGATTATCAAGCAGACATTACTGTTCAACATCTAGACAGAAACGATGAGGTATTGCGTGGTGGTACTTATGTATTACGCAACGCATTCCCAATCCAGATGTCTGAGATTGCATTACAGTACGCACAAAACGATATAATTGAAGAATTTACAGTGACATTCCAATATCAGAACTACGACAACTTTTAGTCATAGAGCTTGAAAAGGATTTAATTTAGAATGAATATATTTGGGTTTAACATCTCAAGGGAGCGGCCGCCGAAGACTGAAAAGTCTTTCGTGGCTCCTTCTGATGAAGGTGGTGTAGAGAGTATACGTGCCGGTGGTTATTACGGCACGTATCTCGATATTGAAGGCATTGCAAATAACGAAGCCGAATTAATCAAACGATATAGAGATATATCTCTGATGGCTGATGTTGATACTGCAATACAAGATATCATTGACGATGCGATTGCTAATTTAGATGACGAAGACCCTGTGACATTAAACACAGACAAGTTACAAGTTTCTGAAGCAGTAAAAAAACAAATTCAAGATGAGTTTGAAAACATAGTTGAGCTTCTTGATTTCAAGAACAGGTCTCACGATTATTTTAGGCGTTGGTATATCGACGGACGCTTGTATTTTCATAAAGTAATTGATACTGCTAATCCTAGAAAAGGCATTAGAGATATCCGTTACATTGACCCTCGTAAGATTACTAAGGTCAAAGAAGTAAAGAAAGAAAAGAACGAACAAGGTATACAGTTTGTAAAAAGCGTTGAAGAATTTTATATCTTTAACGAGAAAGGAATGTCACAGAGAGTAGCACAATACAAAGCTCCTATGAATGACAATGCTTTGAAGATTACTAAAGATGCTATCACCTACGTTCCATCTGGGCTAGTAGATCAAGACAAAAATATTGCTTTGTCTTATCTACATAAAGCTATTCGACCTGCGAATCAACTTAGAATGATGGAGAATGCCGTAGTCATTTATAGGATTACGAGAGCTCCTGAAAGAAGAATATTCTATGTTGACGTAGGTAACTTGCCTACTAATAAGGCAGAACAGTATCTTAAAGATATCATGGATCGTTACCGTAACAAGCTAGTATACGATGCTAGTACGGGAGAAGTCCGTGATGATAAGAAGTTTATGTCTATGTTGGAAGACTTTTGGCTTCCACGTAGAGAAGGCAGTAACGGTACTTCAATCGATACATTGCCTGCAGGTCAAAA